GAAGCGATGAAGCACCGCCAGTCTCCTTGTTGATCGCGTCGCAAAATTCATCTGCCTTTTTCTTGTTAGCAAAAGCCAATATTCTCGGCGTCCAATTCCACGGCATATGGATAACGTAAACCGAAAACATTAAGTTTCCTTATAAATAAAATTGGCAATCGGCCGGAATTGCACCGGCTAGATTTGCGATTTTATGCAAATCAATCGCCCACTAATGTTTCTCCCCGCTCGCAGGGGTCAAGCGTGTCGCTGTCCACGCCGCGATTGCCATAAACCTTTATTTCGTCACACCTTTAATCGCCCACATCACGCATTCTTCAAGTTTTGTTTTAGCAATTGCTATTTCACGACCACAATCAAAGCAATATTTATCCAAATCAGAAACAGCTTGTAGCTCTTTATATAATAAGCTTGCCTTCTCTTTGATCGATGCAATGCATTCTTTTTGTGATTCGTCTAACGGCTTATATTCTTTTCTAAAAACATCTGTCATAAGTTATTTTCCTTATCTATATTTCCTTAAATTTTCATTTTCTCTTTTTAACTCTGCATTTTCTTTTAGCAACGCATTAATAGTTGAATTGGCTATCTCATCGCCATTCGCTTTTAATATTGCCATCCTGACTTGCTGTATTTTTATCCAGTCATAGTCTGAAATTATATTTTGATGCTTAAGCCACTTTGTTTCACCTGCCAATAGACCTATTATAATTTCATCGGCAGTATTTCTGATCCATCGCTCAAAGTTGTAACGAGTGTCAAACTCAATAGTGTCATAAAAATTTCGAAATGCTTGATCAAGATAATCTTCAAAAAGATTCTTAAACTTTAGATCAAATTGTTCTTTGGCTGATTCCAAAGACTTGCACATATCATCAATTTCATTGCGAATGCTTTCATTTATTTCTGTCATTTAATTAAATCCCAACTAAGTATTGACACTGTAATATATCTTACGTAGAATTGCAAGTGTTGATCGCGGCGTGGTGGTGAAAAACCTTAATAGACACGTATGGTATGACATTGGAGGTAAAACTCCCCCACCGAAATAAGTACTTCGGGTGTACGTGCAATTCGTACCGATCAACTTTATTAAATATCAAGAAGGCATGAAAAATGATTACAGAAGAACAACGCAAAGAGCGGTCTAAGTACATAGGTGGCAGTGACCTGCCCATAATACTAGGCTTATCTAGCTATAAAACCCCTTATCAATTGTACTGCGAAAAGAAAGGTATTATCGAAAACACTTTCGAAGAAACTCAATTACAGTATTGGGGAAATCAGCTTGAGGTTTTAATACGCAAAGAATTTCGCAAACGTAATAAGGTTAAAGTAACCACACCTAAAGAAACTATCGCGCATCCTTTCTACGATTTCCTGCGTGGGAATCTTGATGGATTCATTCCCAAGTGGAACGCAGTATTTGAGGCTAAATGTTCTCACCAATTCATGTCGCAGCATTGGGGCGAATCTGACAGTGACGTGATACCGATGGAATATCTTGTACAGGTTGCGTTCTATTGCAGCGTGACGAATGCTGATAGCGCACACATTGCCGTATTAATAGGTGGCAATGATTATAGGCAGTTTAAATACAATCGTGATCTCGAGCTTGAAAAAACTATTATTGATGCAGCTTGCGGTTTCTGGGATGCAATGCAGAATGAAACACCGCCGCCAGCAATCAGACCAATAGATTTAAAATTAATGTTTCCTAAAGTTAAAATTGATAGCTCAATCAGTATCAACAATGAACTTAAACCATCGCTTGAAATATTGCGTGAAACACGCATAAAAATAAGTGAATTAGAGAAAATAGAATCACAAAAAAAATTCGAATTAATGTCCTATATGAAGGATAATGATTGCTTAATAGATGCAGATAACAATGCACTTGTAACATGGAAAGAAAACAAAAGAGGTTCTCGCACGTTTTTACTTAAGGGGCAAAATAATGATAGCTGATAACAAATTTACTAAAGAGCAAGTTGATATACTTTTACTACAACAAAACATTTCTAATTTTTCAGGAACATTTAAAAGAATAGATGATACTTTAAATAAACTTGAATTTACGATGCAAAAGAATTTCCACTGGACTATGGGCGCAATTTTTGGTCTGTATGGCATTGTAATTTCCGCGATGCTAGCAGCACTAGGTAAGGCATACGGAGTATTTTAAATTATGACAGAATTGCGAATTCATTATTGGCCAGATACACCACATTTAAGAGAATTAAAATTCTTTGTTAACGAAAAATTAGAGTTATCAGTTTTTTGTGATGCAAATTCATTAACAATAATGAAAAACACAATAGGCAATGCCATAAATCAAATAGCAATAACAAATAGAGGTAAACATGACTAACGAATTAATGAACACCAATCAACAATCACTTGAACTTATTAACGCAAAACAGGAAGCTGAAATTTTAAAGTTAAAATTTGAGTTGCAAAAAATACAAGCACAAAAGGCGTCACGATTAGAGGATAGTTTATTTTCTCCAAATCTTTTCCCGCACTATACAAAAGTTGCTGAAACATTATCTAAATCAAGTGTGATACCTACAGCTTATCGCAATAAGCCAGAAGATATTTTTGTTGCCATGGCAATGGGTTATCAATTGGGCTTCCCTGTTGAGCAAGCATTGCAGGATATCGCTGTTATAAATGGCCGCCCTTGCTTATGGGGCGATGGATTGCTAGCACTCGTATTGAACCATCCAGAATGTGAAGGTATTCAGGAAGAGCCAATTTATAGTGGTCAAGTTATCACTGGTTATATCTGTACAGTTAAACGCAAAGGACATCAGCCACATAGCAAACCTTATACTGTTGACGATGCAATGAAAGCTGGATTGCTTAAAAAAGGTGGCGCATGGTCAACATCTGAATCACGTATGTTGCAGTTAAGGGCAAGAGCATTTGCAGTGCGTGATAAATTCGCAGACGCATTAAGAGGTTTAAGACAAGCAGAAGTTGAGATTGACGAACCAGAAACTATTATTGAAGGCGAAGTTGTAAAAAATACATCTGAGAATCAAACAGAGAAGCTGAAATTGCGTTTGCAAAATAATGCAACCGTAGCACCCACTAATGACTCATTCGCTAATCCAAAAGCACCTGAATCAGACAGCGTTGGAAATCAGCCAATAACTGATAAATACAAACAGGAAATTGAAAAGAGAATGACCGATCTTGGTTTTGATGACGAAAGAAAAAAGAAAGCGCTAGATTATTTCAAAGTCGATTCTCTTGATAGGCTAACAAATAAAGAAGCCTCTGTTTTTATTCTTCAATTGTCTAAAGCAAAGGCAAAGGATGCTGAATAATGAGCGATATCACAAAAGCAACTATTATTCTTTTCATGACTGGATTTATAAGCGGTTATATTGTTTGTCGTATTAAATTATGGGGAATGAAACATTGTGAGATTTGCAAGCTAGATTTAAATCACTGGAAGTCAGAATAATGAGCGAATGGATAAGCGTTAACGATAGATTGCCTGAGAAAAATCAATTAGTTTTAATATATGCACCTGACACTGATCAACTTAAAATTCGCATAGGTTTATTTGATAAAGAAATAAACATTTATCACAATCTTGGAATAACACACTGGCAACCATTACCGGAGCCACCGAAATGAATATTCAAGATCAGGTTTGCTCTCTCGAATTAGCGAAGCGATTGAAAGAATTAGGCGTTAAACAAAACAGTTACTTTGTCTGGTTTAAGCTAATAGATAAAGATAGTTTTGACCTTGCAGAAAAATGGCAAATTGACGATGCGGAAAGATTTGAAGAAATATCAGCCTTCACTGCTTGCGAATTGGGCGAGATGCTTCCTTGTAGATTTAAGCAAAATCAAACAATTACCATCCAAGGATTAAAAGATAATGTAGTTTGCGAGCAAGAAATTAATATAAGCCATGACTTTCATATAGACACTAGCAAAGTAGAAATAAATAATAATGATTATTGGTATTGCTGGGCGATAGGACAAGCATATGATAATTATGGAATTCAAATTTCTGAACTTGCATTTTGCAAGCATGATGAAAGTTTTGCAAATTCAATGGCCAAAATGCTTATATATTTAATCGAAAATAAACTTATAGAATCACCAAAATGAGAAAATATAAATGGAAATGCAAATGTGGATATTATTGGATTGTTAACGAGCCATGGAAAGAAAAATATCCATGGCAATGCCAGCAATGCTATCGAAACGACAGGATACAAACATCTTGGGTTGATCCGAGATTTTCTAAATTAGATAAAGATGGAAATAAACAATGATAAATAAAGCCATCCTACTTGGCCGTATAGGAACGAAGGAACATAAGCCTACTAAAATAGGCGGACATGTTTGTATGCTGTCTATTGCAACGAATAGAAAGTATCTCGATTCTAGTGGAGTAAAGAAAGATTATACTATCTGGCACAACGTTAATTTTTTTAATCATCTTGCAGAGATTGCGAATAAGTACGCCCATGTTGGCGATTTAGTTTATCTTGAGGGTGAGATTATTAATAAAAAGATTGAAGAAAACGGAACATCAAGAATGATCCACTCAATAACTGGTAGCACATTAAAAGTATTACCAAACGTTCGCAAACATCCATCAGAGTATGAGCCTAATGGAAACATTGCGCCTGAAACTAATAATGATACTGAGGATTTGCCATTTTGAGTAATGAATCAAACGAAACAATAAGCGAACTAATAAATTTCAATAGCAAAATATGCACTCTATTAGGTATGACATCCGCATTGCTGTTTGAGATAAAGCATAATTTACCACAATCCGAACACTGGAAATTTGAATGGATTGATGATGCTATTCAAAATGTTATCTATCTAAAAAAACCAATTCCACCTATGCCAAGAAAGGATTTGTTATAATGACGAATGAATTTGAAGAAAAGATTAATAACGGTGAGATTAAATTCACAATTGCAGATACCTTTGTAAAACCATTGTCTGCTATAGAAATTTTAGCTATGGATATCAGAAAATTAGCTGAAATCACACAATCTATTTTAACCTATATCAATCCTAATAAAGAAGATACTAGCGCGGCCTTACTGGAAGATTTTAAAAGTTTAAATGCGATCAAAGAGAGATATAAGGATATAAGATAATGAAATTACATGAGGTATTGCCAAGATTCTATGATGGTTATCCAATCAGGCGTGATATATGGCTAAACCATTTATTTTTAACACAAAGCATGAAAGATATCTGCATTGAATGTGATTCAATATTATCAATAGTCGATTTACTAGCAAATGACTGGGAAATCCCAGAATGACTATAATAAAGGAAATGAATGATCCGACATTAGATGTTGGCGATACAGTCAGAATGCAATATCCACCTAGATATAATTTTGGCTGGATTAGTATTGAGGATAAACTTCCTATCATTGGAACATCCGTATTAATTTTTGTGCCATCTTATAATGAAATACATACAGCAGAACTTTGTAGTTGGGATACTTGCGATGATTGGCATATTTCATTTGGGAAACATACCAATGAGGTTTTAATTTTTGAGAAAAAAGAAGTAACCCATTGGCAGTCATTACCACCGGAGCCACCTAATGCAGCTTAAATATAAATTGGTAATTTACTGGATAGTTATAAGTATTACTTTAAGTGTCATTCCTATATCAATAATTTATATTGAGCGATTCAGATACGATGAATGCATGAAGGTGGGACATTCAATAATGTATTGCGTGATGGATTTAGCCAGATGAAAATAACTGAAAAACAATTAATGGTTCTATTTGACCTAGCTGTATGGTTTTCACAATTAAATATGACGTGGAGAGTGTGCGCACCACCATTTACAAAAGAACTTATCGAGCAAATGGTAAATGACATCTACAACCAGCAATCAAATCAATTAGTGGATATAAAATAATGATCTGCGCACAATGTAAAATTGAAGATAAAAAATCTCGCGTATACGACAATGGCATGACATCTACAGCCATGTACATTATATCTTATTATGATGAAAATGGCGTTTACCATCATCATGATCTCAATACACATACTGCAAGCTTTACATGTAGTAATGGTCATAGCTGGAGTGAATCAAGAAAAAGTAAATGTCATTGCGGCTGGATACAGCCATGAATGCTAAATGCAATGTAGAAGGCAAAGGTTTTAAAAATGACTGACAATGTTAAAGTTTGCAAAAAACATGGTGATCTTTTACCTGAAAACATTAAGGAAACATTAGAGAGAGGCAAAATCATCCTTAGATGCAAACCTTGCACTAATGAAAACGCACGACTAAGAGCAATAAAATACAGAAAAGATAATCATCAAAAACTTTTAGCGTACAAAAGAGAATACAGAGAAAAACAACGACTATTAAATCCACCAAAAGGAAGGATTTACAAAAAAAGAAATCCATATGATCCAAATACAAAAGAAATAGTGAGAAATTGCAAAATACATGGAATTCTATATAAAGAACAATGTTTTTTTAAAATACGAAATGGATTAATTATACAATCACAATGCAGAGAGTGTGCAATAATTCGGTCTTTAAAAAGGTACGAACTTAAAAAAGAAAGCATAATAAAAAAAAATAAAGAATATCGATTAAGGGAAAAACAAAAGATAGATGAAAGAGCAAAAATTTATCGAGAAAAAAATAAAAAATTATTATCTGAAAGATTGGCAGAAAGAAGAAAAAAAGACCCAGATAAATTTAAAAAAATAGCTAAAATACATAGGCAAAAAAACGCCGACAAGATAAGAATCAGGAATAGAAAATATGTAACTGAGAATAAATTAAAGGTTAAAGAAAGGTCAAAAAAATACATTATTAAAATGAAAGATCATCTCAATGAAAAAAGGAGAATATGGAAATCTAAAATTACTAAAGAGTTAACAAATGGATATGTGAAAGACTTATTAAGTAAACAGGGTTTTGGAAAAACCAAAAACATTCCATCTGAGCTAATAGATTTAAAAAGAATCTCCATTAAGATAAACAGACTAAAAAAGGATAATACTAAATGTCGAATATAACGAGCATGAGAATTTTAAGAGATAGGATGTTAAAAGCGTTTCAAGAATTCGAGGAAGGGAAAATTGACTTTACACACTTAGCCGCCCTTTCTAAAGCAAGTGATTCAATAATAAATGGTTTAAAGTCTGAGATGCAGTACGCAATATTAACAAACCAGCAACCACAAATCCCATTTTACGGGGAAGGTTCAGGAATATCATTAGATAAGAAGGACATCAAAAAACTCTTATGATTGCCGTACAAAATATTATAGATAAAGAAAAATCATTAATGACTATTATTTTCAATAAAAAAGTTATGGATCATCTTAAATGTAAATGTGATGATTATCTTGTAATATTGCAATCAAACTTTAAGCCGTCTTTATTTCTTATGGTAAAGGCAGATACTGGTTACAGGATAAAAAGATCATCTTTTTTAAAAAAAATGTATGAAATAAATATTCGTTATGGTTTCAAATATATACCTGAATTCAACCTAATTAATTGTACATATTACTTTCGGAAACATAACATGATTCGTATTAACTTAAAGGTTTAGATTATGACAATGGAAATAAAGGATATACCAGAAGATCCAACCCTAAGATCGCATGAAGAAAATCTTATGAATGAATTATTAATTAAACTTGCAACAACGAGCAGTAACTTTTTTAATGAACACGTTGAAGTAATAGACGCAAATGTATTATTTCCAATTATAAGAGATTCGTCCTTTGCTTATCTTGCAGCTACAATAAAAACTTTATTAAAAGCAATGGATCGCGGAAATCATCCGGGTAAAGATAATTTCATTAACGAATGCCAGCTAATATTTTCTGAATATCTTGAGCGATTGGAAGGAGTGAAAAATGTCAAACATTGACGAATTAAAACCGTGTCCTTTTTGTGAGGGTGAAGCCTCTGTTTCATCGGGTAGAATTGGCATGTCTACTGTAGATATGCCATATGTGGAATGCATTGATTGTGCATCCTCTACTGAGATGAAATATACCGAATCAGAAGTTACTGAACTATGGAATGCTCGACCAATAGAAGATGCGTATAAGCCTACAGAAGAATTTACCATG